ATCAATGTATTCATTCCCTCCCTATAATATTGTTAAGTTAGACGAAAACAAATATAGGGTTGAAGTGGCAGTTGCTGGTTTCTGTAAAAATGAACTGGAAGTTGAAGTGAAGGAAAATACTCTAGTTCTTTCTGGTAAATCTAAGAATGATGAATCAGAAAATTTTGTCCATAAGGGTATTGCCAATCGTGCATTCAAACGATCTTTTGAACTTGCTGATACTGTAGAGGTTCAAAGTTCGGAATTAACTAATGGTATGTTGAAGGTATTTTTAGAAAACATTATTCCAGAAAGTCGTAAACCTAAAAAGGTTGATATTACTGAACCTGTTCCTGAAAAGGAATAGATATATTCTATAAATAGTTAATAGTGAAGAACCTTATTGCCTTTGTGATAAGGTTCTTTTTTTATCAAACGAAAGGTATTAATATGTCTGATATCAAAGAAGGATGGAAGTGTCCTGTTTGTAAGAAAGTATTTGCACCAACACAGAAAATGTGTAAAAAATGTTCCAAAGTAGAATCTACAAATAATCCTGGAGATTCTAAAATATTTCTACAAGATTAGTATTGACAAAAGGAATAAAGTAATGTATGATGATAAAATAAAGTTAACAAACTTAAAAATAGTCCCTGAAGAAACCATCATACAATGTGCAAAAGATCTTTCCAATGAACAAAGAAATACTTTTGAGGATTTGCTAGATGAGGCATATTATTTTAGGATGGTAGGACTTTCACCAGTTTTTATTACTACATCTAATATGAAGAATTTATTTGTAACTTCTAAAGAAAAACTTAGAAAAGAATATCACTAGAAAGATCTAAATGTCTAAATTCTATACGAATGTTTTCTCTCGGGGGAACAAGGTTTACGTTCGTGGATATGAGAACGGTAAAGCATTTCAAAAATATGAATATTATAAACCATACTTGTTTGTTGATGACAAGGATGGTAACTATAAAACTGTAGATAAAAAACCAGCTTCAAAGATAATGTTTAACAGCATTTCTGAAGCAAAAGAATTTGTCACCAAATATAAAGATATACAAAATTTCAACTATTATGGGTTGGAGAATTTTCAGTATTTGTATATCTATGATAATTATTCTGGTGATGTGCAATATGATCCATCAAAGATGTCTGTTGTATCTCTTGATATTGAATGTATTGCTGATCAAGGATTTCCAGATATACAACTAGCAGATAAAGAAATAACTGCCATCACCATCAGAAAGAATAAATTGAATTTGGTGTTTGGATGTGGTGAGTTTGTAACTGATGATCCCAACACAAAATACTTTAGATGTAAAGATGAGAAAGAACTTCTTTATAAATTTGTTGATATTTGGAATCGTCCTTTTATCAAACCAGATATTATCACTGGTTGGAACATAGAGTTTTTTGATATTCCATATCTAGTAAATCGTATTCGTAATATTTGTGGTGAAGACCTTGCAAGGAATTTGTCTCCTTGGAGAATGATTAATGAAGGCAAGGTTCATTACAAAGGCAAAGAGAATCAGAATTTTATTCTGATGGGAATATCAACACTTGATTATTACCAGTTATATCGTAAGTTTACTTTTGGTAATCAGGAGAGTTATAAACTTGACTATATTGCATCAGTAGAACTTGGTGAGAAGAAAATTGATTATTCTGAATATGGTTCTTTGTTAGAATTGTATAAGAATAACTTCCAAAAGTTTATTGAATACAATATTCACGATGTTGTTCTTGTTGATAGGTTGGAAGAAAAACTTAAGTTTATTGAACAAGTAATGGCACTTGCATATGATGCAAAAGTAAACTTTGTTGATACTCTTACAACAGTTCGTCCTTGGGATGTTATTATTCACAACTACCTATTGGATAGAAAAACAGTTGTACCTAAACTTGTTATAAAAGATAATAATGAAAGTTTGGTTGGTGGTTTTGTGAAAGATCCAAAAGTTGGTATGAGTGAATGGGTTGTATCTTTTGATTTAAATTCGCTCTATCCACATTTGATTATGCAGTATAATATTTCACCAGAGAAGTTTGTGAAGAAAGTTCCTATGTGGCATAACACAGATGAACTTATTTCAAAGAAACCAATTGATTATGAACCTGGATATATCTATTCAGGTAATGGTTGTGTTTATAAAAATGATTATCAAGGATTTCTTCCTGCATTGATGGAAAAAATGTATAATGATAGATCTGAATATAAAAAGAAAATGATTGAACTAAAGAAAAAGTTTGAGGAAACAAAAGATGCTGCAACTGGTATGCAAATTGCCAAATATCATAATATGCAAATGGCAAAAAAGATTCAGTTAAACTCTGCTTACGGTGCATTAGGAAATAAATATTTTCGTTGGTTTAATTTTGATCTAGCAGAATCTATTACTAAGTCTGGACAACTTTCTATTCGTTGGATTGAAAAACGAATGAATGAGTTTATGAATAAAATGTTAAAGACTGATAATGTTGACTATGTTATAGCATCTGATACAGACTCAATCTATATTGAAATGAAAGAACTTGTAAAACGAATTGATGTAAATGATGATGTCAAGATTGTGTCAGCAATAGATCAATTTTGTGAGCAGAAGATTCAACCATATCTTGACAAATGTTATCAAGAACTTGCTGATTATATGAATGTATATCAGCAGAAGATGTTTATGAAACGTGAAACTATTGCTAATAAAGGCATTTGGAAAGCAAAGAAGATGTATATTCTAAATGCTTGGAATGTTGAAGGTGTTCAATATGATTCGCCTAAGTTAAAAATGCAGGGTATTGAAGCAGTTCGTTCATCAACACCACAGGTTTGTAGAGAATATATTCGGAAAGCACTTGAGATTATTATGAATGAAAGCGAAATATCTTTACAAAACTATATCTCACAAATAAGAGAAGAGTATAAAAATCTTCCATTTGACGATATTGCTTTTCCTCGTGGAGCAAATAATGTTGACAAATATTATGATAGAAGTCACATATATGTGAAAGGAACACCCATTCACATTAAAGCATCTTTGTTGTATAATAATTTGTTGAAAAAATATGGATTGAGAAATCTACAACCAATAATGAGTGGTGATAAAATTAAGTATTGTTATTTAAAACTACCAAATAAAATACAAGACACCGTAATTTCTAACCTAGATAGTTTGCCTGATGAATTGGGATTGAACCAATATATTGATTATGAAAAACAATTCGATAAATCTTTTATAGAACCACTAAAATCTATTACAAGTATTATCAGATGGGATTATGAAAAGAAATTAACATTGGAGGATTTTTTTAATGTCTGACGAAAATATCTATGATTTCGGTTTCAGTTTAATGTCTGAAGAAGAAGTTAAAGAAGAAGAAAATAAACTAAAAAAAGTAGTTGAGAATGAATCTTATAAACTTGATAAAGTGAGAGAAATGATTACACCATTTCTTGTAAATTTAATGAAAGAACCACAAAAGGAATATATTTATTGGCCGGATAGAAAAGAAAAAGTAGAAGATTTTCTCAAACAAATAAACGATTTTATAGATTCACATTGACTGGAGAAAGATATGAGTTTAAAAGACAGGTTGATAAAAAATTCAACTATTGATTACACATCTACCCTTACAGAAAGTAAGATTTACACTAAAAAAGATATGATTCAAACCTCAGTGCCTATGATTAATGTGGCACTTGGTGGTTCTATTGATGGTGGTTTAACTCCTGGTTTGACTATGCTTGCTGGGCCGTCGAAACATTTCAAGACTGGATTTTCTTTGTTATTAGCATCTGCTTTTCTAAAAAAGTATGAGGATGGTGTTGTTTTATTTTATGATTCAGAGTTTGGAACACCGCAATCATACTTTGAAACATTTGGTATCGATTTGGATTCAGTAATCCATACACCAATCACAGATGTTGAAGAACTAAAACACGATATTATGAAACAGATGAAGGATATTGGGCGAGGGGATAAGGTTTTTATCCTTGTAGATTCAATTGGCAATCTTGCTTCAAAGAAAGAAGTTGAAGACGCTCTAGATGGTAAATCTGTTGCTGATATGACAAGAGCAAAACAATTAAAATCTTTGTTTCGTATGGTAACACCACATCTATCATTGAAAGATATTCCAATGGCAGTTGTCAATCATACTTATAAAGAAATTGGAATGTTTCCAAAAGATATCGTTGGTGGTGGTACAGGAAGTTATTATTCAGCAGACAATATTTGGATTCTTGGAAGACAACAAGATAAAGATGGTTCTGAAATAGCAGGTTATCATTTCATTATCAATATTGAAAAGTCTCGTTATGTAAAAGAAAAGAGTAAAATTCCCATTACTATTTCTTGGGAAGGTGGTATTAATAAATGGTCAGGGTTGTTCGATGTTGCACTTGAAGGAGAATATATTGTAAAACCAAAGAATGGATGGTATGCTCTTGTAGATAGAGAAACTGGAGAAATTCAGGAACCTAATATGAGAGCAAAAGATATTGTGAATAATAAAGAACTTTGGATGAAAATGTTCAAAGAGACAGATTTTCCACAATATATTGCTT